GTCTTTGTAAAGACAAAGAATGTTGCAGTTGTACCTGTGCCAGTTGCAATTGTAGTTGTTGCAGAACCGCTTGAAGCAGTTACTGGAGCAGCAGCAGTTGCAGTAGCAAGAATAATTGATGCGTTTGTTGCGGATACAGTTACGGCTGTTCCTGTGTCTACAGTTACAACGAACTTAAGGGCATCAGCAGCGTCTACAGAGTTATCTGCTGGCACTGGAAGTGCAACAGCAGTAGTTGTAGCCGTACCAGCGGTTGCAGGTGCAGAGCCATCTACTGTCAAAGCGACAGACATAGGTGCAGCGTTAGCCGATGGAATTGCGAATACCGAGCCAGTAAGGGCTGCAGCCAATACAAGCGCAATCTTCTTAAATGAATTCATTTTTCTCCTTGTTTTCTTTCATATTAGTTTATATTCTGACAAGAAATCTCTAACGTCGTTAGGAATTTCCCTAGTTTCCAATTCTACCATATCCTTCTGCTTTTGTGCAAGTCGGCTGGCAGAACTCCATGTATGAACCTCAATCTCAAGATTAGAGTCCCTACTTGTATGGGATATTGCTCCAAATACCGCCCCACAAACGGCATCAGCCAAGTCCTTAGATTTCTTACGAGGATGGTCAACACGATTATTTTTCATAATCTTAAGTTCGCTCATTTCCTCAAGAAGCAATGGTATTCTTGGCATTGCAATTCTTTCTTCATAAATCATCATAGCAAGATCTTCATAATGTTTTTTAGCAACAGATACAGTTTCAGTTCTAATACCAACAGCCTTTAATTCCTGTTGAATATCAAATGACTGCCATCTATCAAATGTCACCATTCCAATATTAAATCCTTCTCTACGAAGATTAATTATCCAGTTTTTTACATCAGATAAATTTACAGGTCCTTCTACCTTTGGCTCCCACCATGCAACGGCATCTACAACTACGATAGGTGCAACCTGTTCATAGTCTTTTATGACCTGCACATTTACCCATTTATCTACATGCGCTATAGCAACAGCACATTTGTCATGTTTTTGTGCCAAGTCTGCATGTACATAATAAACTTTATCAGGATCTGGCTTAAAAGTCAAATCAAGTCTTCTGTGATTATCTATAGGATTTCTAAGAGTCATACACTTTTCTAACTTATCTCTTTGTTTAAAGAATGAATCAGATGAGTATGTTGGAGTACAAAGAAATCTCATCATTGCATCTCCCATATCAGTAAGAAATGCAATTTTAAAATCTTCTATTTTACGAGTAGGATTTACTTCCCATGTAGGTCTTTTTAATGCAAACATGCGTGGGTATTTATATGAAATAATATGATCTTCTTCCCAAACAATTTCAAATTGATTATCAGGACCTTCTGGTAATTCTTCATTGATAATAAAGGTATGTCTTCGTTCTACTGTTTCTTTTTCCATAATTACTTCTTCATACCGCTTTGAAATAAAGTCACCAGCAAAACGAGGGAATGAAAGAAGAACAACCTTGCCCAGATCTGGAAAACGAGAATCTACTGTTCCACGAAATGCTTTATATAAATTGTCTGCAGTTTTACCTTGATCATTTCCTGTTCCAACCTCTGTTGCAAATCCAGAAATCTCATCAAGAACTGCCATGAAAAGGTTTAGACCTTCATGAGATTCACGCTCAGAGTGTCCTGAATAAACTGTAATAGACTTATTAAATGTAATAGAATTAACTTTTGCTTCATACTTACCAGCAAACCAAGGTGACTTTTCAATTTTATTTTTAAATCCTTTAAAAAAAACATTCTTTGCTTGTTCTGCGTTTACTGCTACGTTAATAATATCTATTGCATCTCCCGACGGTTTGCCAAAGTACCTAGCAGGATCTTTAAGGCATAGTAACTTATATACAACATAAGCACAGGCAACAGTAGAGGTATGGTCCTTCCCACTACCCTTCCCAAGTTGAAGAATAATTTCGTTTTTGGTGTATTTGTCATAGTGTCTTGCTCCTGCTTCAGTTCCTAACAAATTAAGAAGATCTGATTTTTTATATATTTGACTCATTGCTTCTACAATGTCATACTGTATTGCAGATAGCGGTGGTTGTCCAAGATAGTCTGGAGACTCAACAAATGTCTTTACATCTATTGGAATTTCTTCAAACTGCTCATCTTTGAGGGCATCAAAAAAATCATTGAACATCGTGGACAATTGTAATTACCTCGCCCTCTTTGGCTATTGTAGATAGCCTTGACATAATTAAATCTCGTACTTCTGGGTGTTCAGATGCAATGTCACGAAGAATACCAACAAGAACTTCTTGTCTTTTTTCTATTTCAACCATCTCCTCTGCAAGTTCTTTATTTTCTAGCAAACCAGCCTTTTGCAACATGTCTATTCGTCTTGCTTCAATATCCATAATAAGTTTTATTGCTGTTGTTTTAGCGGTAAGATTTGCTGTGGTGGTTGCATCTTCAACAACTTCATATGCTTGCTGAATTAGTTTAGTGTAATGTGCGTCTGCTCCAACAAGTGCTTCTTTAGCACGAGCACGAATAGCATCATTAGCAGATGCCATAACACGCCATTCATTTAAATGTGCAACAACTCTTTGTCGTGGTAGATCAAGAGTTTTGGATATCCTTGTAGGATCGTTACCTTTTAGATACTCTTCAACTACCTTGTTTACTTCATCAAGGTGTTTTACGAGTTCTATTTCTGCGTTTGTCATATTTGCCTTCTAATCTATTGATTTCATCTTGAATATAAAAGATTGCTTTTTTTAAATCTTCTATATGCTTAGACTCATCTTTAATACCAGCCCTCCAGAGATACTTTATCGCATTACCGATATTAAAGTTTCTGTGTCTAGTAATTTCTATTGCTTCTACCCCGCTTGGGTCAGTAGTATAGTGATAAGGATGATTTACCTGATCAACCTTAATAATAAATTTCTCTTTGTCATTCATCGTTTTGATTTCCTTAATCCAAATTTAGCAAGGTATACATAAATAGTTTCCACACTTACACCACATTCTTTAGCAATGTCTTCAGGACTCTTTTTGTCAATATGATACCTTTTCTTAAGCCATAGTTCATTTGTATATAGTTTAGCAGCCATATCTATTCCTTGTCAAATTTCACAGCCTTTTCCCAGTTATTAATAGCCCAATGTCCAATACCAGCAGCATCAGCCACATCATAATCATCTATTTTTTTATCGTATTCAATATCTAATAGTTTTATGGTCCTACGTTTTCTAAAATCACGTTCGTATGTTTTATACCAAGAGTCAGATTTTCCTGGATTTATAGATCTGATTTGTAACTGTTCTTCTTTAGTTAGTTTTTTATTACCTAGATAGTTTTGCCATGTTATTGGAGACACTCTACCTATTTCTTTTATACCCGCCAATCCAGCACCACCTATGATTGCTCCCTGTACCATAGCAAGATCCGCTGCAGTTTTGGGGGAATTCATAAAAACTGTATGCTCAATAACAATAGCACTTATCATGTTATAGTGATTAAACAGTGCTTTTGTTTTTGCAGTAGCGTCTTGTACTTTTTCATAAATATTATTTCCTTCAAATGATATTTTTCCATATTGAACTAATCTTTTATATGTATAAAAAGCAAATGCAAGACTGTTAGTACTAGCATCAATAGCACATATATGACTTGGTTGCTTAGTTGTCTTGTTCATATTGAATTATTCCTTTTAGTTCTTTTAGCATTTTTTCTACTGCTTTTTCATGAACATTACAATTTGCACAAAAACCAGAATCGTTATAAATGGAAAGTTGTGTACCACATCCACCAAGGCAGATTCTACGCTTACCTTTTCTTTTTTGTCTACGTGTTATCTGATATCTTTCAGCAATTTTTTCTTTAGTTGCCTGATCTCTACAGATTTCACTACAATAAATTTGATAAGTTACCCTCGGCTTAAATTTCGTGTCACACTTTTCACATTGTTTCACTCAGGTCCTCCAGTGAAGCGATCTTCACTACTCCCGCACCCAATTTGTCACACTCTTTTTGAACTGGACAAGCCTTGCATATTTTTGAATTAGACCTATAGTTTTTTATTGGAAGTTCATTTTTCATCCAACTTGCCCTAACAACCTTCATCCATTCAAATGCATTATTAAGATATTCACGATAATAATCATTTACTTCTATCAATATTGGTAATAGTTCATGATTATTTTTATTTTCATAAAGAATAACGCCACGTTGATATCCAAGAATCTTCATGTATATAAGAATCTGAAAGATATGATCTTTCTTTGCCTTGCCACTATTTTTACGATATTCAAATCCTTCATTTGCTACAGTTTTAATTTCAAGAACTACTTCTTCATTATTCCATGTAATGATGCCATCACCATATCCAAAGATTGGTGGGTTTTCATTTTTAATTTCAAACTCTGTTGTGTCCTTTACTTGCTTTGTATCTTTATCTTCTTTATGAAAGATCTTAGCAATACCAGAGTTAATCAATGCCTGCTGAATTCTATCGTGACTTTTAGTTCCATTAGTTCTATTTGCTACCCCAAATGCATCTGAGTTATCTTCAAAAGTTGCACCAGAAAAAGCAAGATACCAATATCTAGGACATTCTCCATGATTATAAACTAAAGTTGATGGGGCAAATGTTTTCTTTATTTGATGCTTTGGCTCATTATTAATAGTATAACCAGTATTGATCTTTTCTACAAGACCATCTAGTTTAAAACTACTTTCTTTTTTCTTTGGCTTAGGCTCTCCCTTTACCATTACTTGCTGCAATAAATTTTTTGTCATATATACCTTTTTATCTATTATATCAGTTAGCGTATCGTATACTTTAATGCTGAAACTAGATTGTTAATAGCCTCTGCAGCGGTATAGTAAATATTCTTCTTTCCTCTATCGCCCTTATCAACATTAGCCATCCATGTAGCCCTAAATGACATTTTTGCTGCGATAGCCTGTAGCCTTACAATTTCAACAGTTGCCACATTTAATGGAATGTCTGGCTTTAGAATTAACTTAGCGATAAAGGTAAGGGCAGTAGTAAGTTCCTCATCGTTCATATACTCTGCAATTTCTGTCAAACCATTAACCTGCTCAATTGTATTTTTATGTGTTGTCTCTGTCATATTTTGCCTCCCATGTCAATTGGTCTAGTAAATCAAATTCTATAATTGCTAAACGAGTCTTTTTATTGCCCTCGCCAAGAATAACAACGATTGCTGGAGACTTGTCTTTGCCAGCCTTAATTGAATCAGTAACTGCTTTTGCCCATACATCTTGGTTAATGGTAAAAGATTTTTCCGTTTCTTTAAAATCAATAACGAAATCTCTCCATGTTGCATCACCCTTTTGTGTGTTACGTCCAGAGTTTTTATGTTGTTTCGCACCTATTCTTTTACTCTCCGTCTTTTCGCTCATAGTCTTTCTTTTTCTTATACCCGACTTGATAAACCTGAACCTCTGATAAATGTTTTTCTGAACACATCCAAGAACCCATTCCAGTTTCAGTATAAATTCTAATACTTCCCACCTCTTTGCCACATGTTTTACAAAAGAACTTTCCCTTGTATACATTAAATTTATTAGACATTGGCCAACTTATTCTTAAGTAGATTTTGCAAATCTAGATCTTCTCTTACACGACTTACAAGACCGTCCCTACCTTGAACTTTAGTTCCATCTTCTAATTGATACCAAGCACCAGTTCTATTAACAAAACCAGCAAGTTCAGCGGTATCAACAAGATCGCCAATAAAATCAATACCAAGACTGTCACCTCTAAAATAGAAATCATACTCACCACTTTGGAAGGCAGGCGAAGTTTTAGAGAACTGTAATTCCCAACGAACTTTGCGACCAATCTTTTCTTCAATAAGTTTATCTCCAACATGTATTTTACCTTTAATAGCCTGATTATCTGACTCAGATGAAAACAGTTTTATTACTGTTGATGAGTAGAATTTTGTAGCCTGACCACCAGTTGGTTGCTGGCTTGTATACATTGCATTAATATTATTTCTAGATTGAGAAATAAGAATTAACAGTGTTGGCTTAACCTTATTGTTTGCATAGTTGAGCATCTTCCAAGCATTGCTGAAATCACGAGATTCTGCACCTATTTGTTTTGTATTTTCTAATTGCTTAAGTTCTGTAGAATCTTTTTCAAAATAAATTGCAGGTAACAAAGAAGTAATACTATCTATAACAATAATATCTACTCCAGCCTCAATAAGATTAACACCAACATCAACCATTTCATTGATAGTTCTTGCTTGAGAAACTATAAGTTTAGATGTATCAATACCTAACTTTTCTGCCCATGTTTTATCATATGACATTTCTGCATCTATCCAAGCACAAACTTTACCCTCTGCCTGAGCCAATGCAATTGTTTGTAAGCACAAAGATGACTTAGCACTTGACTTACTGCCCCACACAAGAACCTGTCTACCATATGGCAAACCACCATTAAGAGCACGATTCAAACCAAAACTTGGTGTTGCTGCATATTCGGTTTTTGGTACTTCATCTCCTACCAAAATGCTTTTTCTTAGTTTAGGATTTAATTGTGCCAAAACATCTTCAATAGTTGCTACCATTAGAATTTTACCCCATGCTTCTTTGGTCTATACGTATTTCTTTCCATCTTTTCTTTAATTGCATAATCAAGTGATTTCTTTACATACCCTGCTTCTGCTATGCCTGCATATAAATCAAGGGTACGAATAATAATATCTGCAAACTCATCTGATATCTGATCAGGATCCATATCTTTACGAAGAGCCTCCATAGCCTCAGACACCTCAGATACAATCATCATCATCTGTTTTGCTATAAATATTGGATCTACTGTTCTATCCCAAAATCCTTTTTCTACTGCATTCTTGTGTATTTCTTCTGCTAAATCGTCAAACATTTACTACGTCCTCCATTATTCTTGTTCCCTCTTTAGTTTCTTTAAATTCAAATTTATAAACATTTCCTGGTTGAACATGCATATATGCTTTAGCAAAGGCGGTAGGAAATACTGTAATCGCATGTAATTCTCTACCAGCATCAGCAACAGTTAGTGATGCCATCTTCTTGCCAGCCTTAGTTATTCTGGGCTTAAATGATACTACGTAGTGTTCGCCTTCTTTATATGGCAACATTTTATAATTTAAAAATTTTATTAGGGCATCTTTGGAAACAGATATTTCATCAACTGGAACTGCAGATACAATCCTATTATCATTTGCAAGAATAATATAAGTACGACCCGCCTCAATAGTCGTGTTTTCTTCATCAAATATCCCAACGCTTCCAGTTTTATCTAACAATTCTACCCTTGACCAACCTTTTGCTCTCTTAATTGATTTTACCATGCCCATCAATATGAAAGCACCTTTTTCTTCATATTCTTCAATATCATTAATATATGCATAGTAATGTTGTGGTATCTGCATATTAAACTCTGGAAGATTTAAATACTCATAAACATTTTCTCTTACCTTTTGTTGATCTGCTGGATTATCTGGAAATGTAAGAGCACCAACAGAATTCATTGCTTGCAGCGCACGACTATTTACACCATTACCTTTTGTAAAAGTAAAACTTTCAACATCTGCAAAACTACTAAAAGGTCTGGCTGCAATGTATCTTTCTGCAATTGTATTTGATATCCATTTGATAGCAGAAAGACCAAACCTAATTCCTTTGCCTTCAATCTTAAAATCAACATCCGATTCATTAATATGTGGCAGACGAATTGGAATCCCCATACGCTTTGCCTCAATTAGATATTCTGTTCTTGCATCTTTATCCTTCTCATTTTTGAGAAGTGCAAACATAAACTCTAATGGATAGTAGTACTTGAGCCACGCTGTCCAATACGAGACAGTACTGTAAGCAACGGCATGTGATTTGTTAAACGAATATCCTGCGTGAGCCTCAAAATCATGCCACAAGTCCAAAGCATTATTAGGAGAAATATAAGCAGAAGCGCCTTTAATAAATTTATCTTTAAATGCATCAAACTCTCTTGCATCCTTCTTTTTACCAATGATCTTACGGACTTTATCAGCCTCAGCCATTGTCATACCGCCGAGTTGAACGCAAGCCTGCATGACCTGTTCTTGGTATAGGATACACCCATATGTTTCTTCTGTAAAAGGCTTTAGAATCTGATGCAGATAATCAATATTTTGACGACCATGCTTACGAGCAATGTAGTCTTTTCCAATTGTATTCATAGCACCTGGACGAACCAAAGCATTTGAAGCAGCAAGTTCAGCAAGATTTTTAACACGCATCTTTACTAAAAGGTTTGTATATGGAGTTGCTTCGCACTGAAATACACCTTTTGTATATCCGTCTGATAGCATTTCATAAACATTCTTATCATCCATATCAATCTTAAGAAGATCTATTTTTGTGCCTTCTCGCTCTTTAATAATATCAATACAGTCTTTAATTACACTAAGAGTTTTTAGACCAAGGGCATCAATCTTAATCAAACCAATTTTTTCTGCCTCTTCCATATCAACTCCTACAACTGGAATACGCTCATCAGATCCTGGAGAGGAACGAGTTTCCATAGGAGCATGTCTAAAGATTGGCTCTTTGCTAGTCACAACACCTGCAGCATGAATACCAGTACCACGAATTCGACCACGAAGTTGTTCTCCATAAATAATAACCTCTGGATATTTTTCACGGAACCACTCAGAATTTCTAGAAGTTACAAAATCATCCCAAGTATCAACAGTTTTTAAAACTTTATTAACATCAGGAAGTGGTATGTTAAGGGCACGAGAAACATCTCGTACAACTCCCTTATCTTTAAACTCTAAAAATGTAGCAATAGAAGCAACATGTCGATATTGCTTAACTAGATAATCTTTTACTTCATCACGGCGAGAATCTTGAATATCTGAATCAATATCAGGAAAATCGTTACGCTCAGGATTAATAAAGCGGAAGAACAACAGGCCATGTTTGATTGGATCAATATCAGTAATACCAATTGCATAACACAACAAAGAGCCAGCAGAAGAACCACGACCTGGTCCAACCATTATCTCTTGTTTCTTTGCCCAACTTAACATGTTATAAACAACTAAGAAGTATGGTGCAAAATTCTTTTCAGAAATAACTGCAAGTTCTTCTTCTAGTCTATCCATATATTCTTGCTTATCTAGTAATCCAAGACTCTTTAAACCATCTATGGCAAGAGATTTTAATTCTTCTAATGGGTTTTTATATTGCACTGGTAATAAATTTAAACCAGACTTTATGTCATAATCTTCTACTTTGTTTGCAATCTCTAGTGTGGATTCAAACATTTGTTCATCGGTAACTCCATGTTTTGCCATTGCCTGAGCCATCTCATCACGAGATAATAAATGAATATCAAAAGAACGAAATGACATTTGACGGTCTGCGCCATATAAATAATCAAGACGATCCATCATATTTTTTTGCTTCTTGGATTTTTCATATGTAACATCTTTTTGCAACTTTGCGTGGGTATTAAGAAGCAACATCATTTCCTGAATAATCTTCTGATCAACAGTAGAATGATGACAGTCTGGTGTTACTACAATTTTTACTGAGTATGCTTTAGCAAGTTCAACTAGCGATTCGTTAATTTCTTGTTTGTTATGTGGCATGACTTCAATATAAAAATCATCACCAAAAGTTTGTTTAAACCACTCAATATGCTTTTTGGCTTCAGCATATTCTCCTACCTCAATAGCCTTTGCTATAAGTCCACTCATACAAGCAGATAAAACTATAATGCCATCTTTATATCTTTCTAAAACCTCAAAATCAATTCTTGGCTTTTTATAAAAACCTTCAGTCCAGCCAATTTCATTTAGTTTATTTAAGTTTTCTAAACCTTGTTGGTTCTTGGCTAGAAGGACAATATGATAATAGTTTAAATCAAGAGGACCAGTTCTATCTGCTTTGTCTCTCTTGTCATGTCTATCATATGCTATATATCCTTCTACGCCAAGAATTGGTTTAATACCCGCTTCTTTACAGGTACGATACATTTCACGGTGCCCAGAAAGAGTACCGTGATCTGTAATCGCAATTGCAGGCATACCGAGTTCAACGGCACGACTAACATATTCCTGTGGAGTTGCCACACCATCCATTAGAGAATAATGGGTGTGGACATGAAGCCCAACGTATGACACTATTTAATTACCACTCAATATTTGAAGATCCAGTTGATGGAGTATCAAATCCGAGATAGAATGCCTCTTGTTCAGCGTATGGAATTTTATTAAGAGCCTTCTCTAGTGGGAATGGCTCAACCTTAGACCAGTCATATGGCTCCTTATCTGGAGTGCCTGGAATAAGTGTGTAACTGGTCTCAGTACCCTGACCGTTACGCTTTAACTTCCATGTAAGATTTGAGATGCTACCAGTTTCAAGTGCATACTCACGAATTGTATTAAAAGCAGATTGCTTGCTTACGCCCATTGCCCAAATTGCAACATAAGGTGCCTCAAGTCCATCATCTACTAAAACATTGCAGTAAAAACGAAGACGTGCTCTCCAGCCAGCCTTTGGATCTTTACGATGCATTTCTTCTGCCCAGTCACGACCTTCTGATTCCATCGTGTCAAGAGCACGGCGCTTGTAGTCTTTTGGATTTGTGTGTTCTTTTACAACAAGAGCAAGACCACGGCCATCATTATAGTTTGCAGAGTCTTCATCTAACTCTTCAATAAAACGAATCTTTACTGCTTGTCCATCAGCCAACTTGAGCCAACGAACCTTAGATCCGCTTCCTTCATATTTTGGTTTATCGACTAGGGCATTAATATTTTTTAGTCCCTTAACAATAGTCATTATTTCTCCTTAGTTTTTTCTATTTTAGCATAGCGATTATAGAGTTGTCAAACTGAAATTCCAGTTTCTTTATTTCCTCATCGCTCATTTCGCCAATATCTTTATATTTTTGATCAATTTTTACTACTGATACTTTAGAGCCTATCTTACCTAAGATACGATCTATCATTACAGAACCAGCCTCATCATTGTCTGCTACAAGTATAACATCGCTGAAATACTTTTCCAACAACTGCATCTGAACAGATGAGACATTGGCCCCGAGTGTAGCAACAGCAGGGAAACCTACTTGGTCTAGTCTTATGGCATCAAAAGATGATTCTACAACATACACAAACTTAGAAGATCTAACTCTATGTAGATTAAATAAAACCTTTGATTTCTGTAGACCTGGTGTATTCTTAAAATCTTTTCCCTCTATAGATCTACCAACAAAACCAATAGTCATTCCGTCTGGAGACTGAACTGGTATTGTTACATAGTCCTGTTTTTCTGAGTAACCAAGAGAAAACTTAATTACAGAATCTTTTGTTATTCTACGACCATGAAAATAGTTCATGGCTCGTGGTGTATCTAATGCCTGGTTATTTAGTCTTTTGATTAATACCTCGTCAAACTGCACAAACTCAGGCGCAACAACTAACTTTTTATTTACTAACTTTTCTATATCCGTTTCTTTATCTTTTTGCTTGATAAACCTAACTGCCTCAAAATATGTTCTGTTAGATATTGCCATTACAAACTCTGTAAGATTCTTGCTAGTCTGGCATCCAAAGCAAAAGAACAAGCCCTTTTCTTTAGATATAGTTCCTGCTGGCGTTCTATTGTTATTATGAAATGGACAAAATATCATGAAGTTGCTCTCGGTTTGAGAAGGAACTTCAATACCAATACCGTTCAGGACTCTTTCAACTTGTTCTTCTGTATATATCTCATCAAACATTATTCTCAAAGTCCTTGTATCTATAATAGCCTTTATCAAAGTCTACCTGTACTAAAAAGTCTCCCATAAAACCATTACGGTTTTTCCTAAATGCACATTCAATAATATCACTGTTTGCTGCACGACCAAGTGCTAAAACCCAGTCAGCATCATATGCAATTTGTCTTGACCATGCAGTTTGACCTAAAGTTGG